ACCGAACGCTACTTCAAACAGATTACTCCGGAAATCCTCGAGCAGATCGCGGCAGCGCCGAAAGAACCCGATCCGGCTACTCTTCTCGCACAGGCGGAGATGGAGAAGACCCGTGCGAAGATGTCCGAGGCTATCGCGAAGGCTGATTACAACGATCGCAAGCTGCGCGTTGATGACGATTTCCGCCGTGATCAGTTGCGTATTACTAGCGTTCTAGACGCCGCCGAGATCGAGGGCAAGTTTGCCATTGATCTAAATGAACAAGAATTGGAGGCTATGAACATTGCCAATGAGTTCCAAAAAGAAACAGCTGAGCCCTCTTGAAATGGAAGAACGGGCGGCAGTCGCTCGTGACTTTCTGAATAATCCAATAATTCAAGAGATATTCGCTGATATGAGTTCCCGGCAGGTAGGAATACTGTACGAAGCTGATATCGGGAGCTTGACAGCGGGCACGGCCCATGCTATGCTACGGGCGATCGATAGCGTCAAGAGTGAGTTAGAATCAATACTCACCGATAAAAAGATGCACGATAAGTTCTACAGGGAAACTAAACATGAGTGACGATGGAATAGAACAAGCCGCAAAGGCATTCGACGCTGATATTCGCGGCAATACACCAGCCCCGAAGCGTCCCAACGGGCCTCAGGATGAAGGTCCCCCTGTTCGTATGTTTGGGAATGTTGGCGAATTGGAGGTCGACGAAGATTCGCCCGCCAAAGGAGGGGGCGACGATGACATCGAAGAGCAAATCTACGAAGAAGAAGAGCCAAAGAAATCTCGACGGGATCCGGAAGGAATTGAGGATGGCGATGAAGACGCCGAAGACGATGGAGACGGCGAAGCGGACGAGGACAGCGAAGAGGAAGATATCGGAGACGATGCGGAGTTCCTCACCCAAGCCGTTCAGGTAATCGTTGACGGCGAGGAAAAGGAAGTAACCGTTAAGGAAGCTCTTGAGGGGTATGTTCGGACCGAGACGTTCCATAAACGTCTCAATGAGCTTGGTGAGGCAAAGAAGATAGTCCAGAGAGCGGCAGCGGATGCTGTTCAGAACTATCAATATTCCATGCAGGTGGCTCAACAGATTGAATCCCATCTCGACGCGCTGGTGCCAAAAGAGCCCAATTGGGACGAGGAGTTCAAGAAGAACCCCGCCCGTGCCCGCGAGATGCAGAAATACTACGAGCAGGTCTCTGGATTTCGGGGGGCGCTCCGGGATCAGATGAACGAGGCCGCTAAGAAGCAGGCTGAGAGTGATAACGTTCAGTTGTCTACTTTCGCTGATGCAGAGCGGCATCGGTTCGACCAGCTGAATTCGAAACACTGGGCTACCGACCCCAAGAAGAAGGGCAAGGACCTTCAGGCGATGCGTCGAACGGCTCTCACTGAGGGCTTCACCGAGCAGGAGATAGCCCAAGTATATGACAGTCGTATGTTGAATGTTCTCTTGAAGGCATCAAAATACGATCGTATGATGGCCGCTAGGCCAAAGCCGGTCCAAAAGGTCCGGAGCAAGCCGGTTGCACCTGGAGCGGGAAGCGCTAAGTCGCGCACGGCTCACAGAGGCGCCTCTTCGGCAATGAAACGTCTCAACAAGACCGGCAGCATCGAAGATGCCGCGCTGGTCATGGATGAACTCATTCGAAGGGGATAACCCATGGCGAAAGTTACAAACGCCTTTTCGACCTACGGGGCGAAGGGCAACCGGGAAGATCTGTCCAACTCAATCTACAACATCGATCCTTTCGATACGCCGATTCTCAGCATGTCGCGTCGGCGCAACGTGAAGAATCGTACATTCGACTGGCAGACCGAATTCCTTCCTTCCGTTGATCCGAACAATGCCCAGTTCGAGGGTTTCGAGCTGGTTCGTTCGGCGTCGACCCCCACCGTTCGGCTGACCAACGTGGCACAGATTTCGAAGCGCGATGCGACCGTTACTGGATCGCAGGAGGCTTCGGACGCCGCTGGGAAGGGTTCCGAGATGGGCCACCAGATGGCGATGGCGTCGAAGGTGCTCAAGTCGGATATCGAGGTTATTCTCTCGAGCCGGCAGCCCCGTGATGATGGTTCCGATTCCACACCTCGGAAGACCGAGGCGATCGGCCACTGGCTCGGAAGGGCACTTGACAAATCTGGCGCGGCTGCTGGCGCAGTTGTCGGCGTTTCCGCGGGCCTTCCCGTCCTCGCCGCTGATCCATTCCCGGCTGTTGCGGGTGCTTCGCAAGTAGCACTCACCGAAGTCATGGTGAATGATGCGATGCAGAAGGCATACACCAACGGCGCACATCCGGATAACCTTGTTGTTCCCCCGGGCATCAAGCGTACCATTTCGACATTCGAGGGCCGTTCCAATTCGCAGGTTCTCGTCGGGAAGACCGAAGTGGTTGCGACCGTCGACGTTATCGCTACCGATTTCGGTAGGATCAAAGTGATGCCGTCGCTGTGGCTTCCGTCGGACGTTGGGTATCTTCTGGATCCGGACTTCCTCGCAGTAGGATACTTCCGAAATTTCCGGCAGATCCAGATCGCCAAGATCGGTGACGCAGAAACTCGACTGATCCTCGCTGAATGGGGCGTCGAGATGCGCAACCCGCTCGGCCACATCATGTTCAACGGCATCAAGCAGGGTGCCGTTATCTAGCTCCTCCCTGAGAGCCTGCCCCGCGCAAATGCGGGGCTTTTTGAGGAAGCAACAATGTCTACTTCTACGGACGTAGTTCCGATCAGCGATGCTGCATATGTCGACGCATCTCGGGGTAATTTGAACTGTGCCCTGGCGATCCGGTTCAACCAGAAAATCCGCGTTACCGTCGGGGACTATGGCGAGGATGGTCCTATGGTGGGCACGGAAGAATATTTCCACGTATCGGGCGGCAAGGAGGAATTCCCCGGCGCTCGGTATGTGATGTCCTTCAATAACCTCGTCGGGCAGGATCGGGTATGGATTCGAGCTGAATCCGGTGACGATTCGGTGATCCTGATTCCGGGCGACGTTGTGATAACCGGGAGGATGTAATGCCCTCTAGGTCAAAGAAACAAGCGCGGACTATGGCTGCCGCCGCTCATAACCCTAAGTTCGCCAAGAAAATGAAAATTCCTGTTTCGGTGGCTAAGGAGTTCAACGAGGCTGATGCTGGAACGGGCATTCTTCGTAAGAAGAAGCGTAAGAGATAGTGAATATACCAGTGATCCTCGCTGTTATCGAGTTGATTACGTTGAACACGATTGATGGACGGCAAGTGCAAATTAATCCAAAACAGGTAACGAAGTTACAGTCGGGATTGTCGGCTGGCGATCCCGGTAAGTTGGTGGTCGACGAGATACATTGCATTATCCACTTCACTGATGGGTCATTTAGCTCCGTTGTAGAGAATTGTGACACGGTGCGCGCCTTGATGGAGAGGGTAAAATAATGTTTGACCGGGACGTTTATTTTGGCGTCGTACGGGAATCGTTATTCGATGGGGCGTTGAGCCAGCAACAGGTAGATGGTCAGAATGTGATTCTGGCGGTGTGGGAGCACCAAGCTGGCGGAACTCCTATGGAGGATATTCGCTGGTTAGCTTATATGATGGCGACAGTGTACCATGAATGTGCGACTAAGATGTGGCCGACTACGGAGCAGGGATCGCAGGACTATTTGCAGGGGAAGGAATACTGGCCGTATATCGGGAGAGGGTTCGTGCAGCTGACATGGGAAGACAACTATGACAAAGCTAGTTCCGCGCTCGGACTCATCGACGACCGTGACCTCGTTGAGCACCCAGAATTTGCTCTCGATAGCCTCATTGCGACCAGGGTCATGTTCCGCGGCATGGCAGAGGGATGGTTCACTGGTCGTAAGTTGGGTCAGTACTTTGATGACAACACCGACGACCCCGTTAACGCCAGGCAGATCATCAACGGCAACGACCAAGATGAGTTGATCGCTGGATATCATGGTGAATTTTTAGACGCGCTTCATGAAGCGTGGATAGATCCGAATATGGTAGATGTGCCGACGTCGGGGGTTATCGTCAACGTACAGGCTGACCCTTCCGTGGAAGTGACCGTGCATGTGAATGGACAGGAGTGCAAGACATGATCCCCGCCATCATAAATCTTATTATCTGGCTGGTAATACTAGGTGTGCTTTATGCTATCGCCGTTTACGCGATAGATAATTTGCTGCCGAACCCGCCAGCGCGGGTTATCAAGGTTGTATTGGTCGTAGTGCTTGGCCTCGTTGCGGTGTTGCTGCTGCTCGATCTGGTTGGTATGGGTGGTAACTTAAATATGCCAAGAATGGTGGAATAGCGTCGAATCTTGACAGCCGCACCGGGGTGTGTTATAATGGCCGAAGTAAAGAGGGTGTACAGGAACGATGGAGAAGTAAAGCGTACCCTGATTTGGGACGACGAATATCCAGATAGGTTGGTTGTTGATACCGAACTAGATCTGGAACAGACGATCGAGAATAACAAGATACTTAGAGAATTGCACCCTAGACGGTCCACCATCAAAGTGTTGGCTCGAGGGGTGCCACTCACCGTCGCTGAAAAAGCGATACGAGAGCAATGGGATGATCGAGACTGGGCGAAGTGGCTCGACGATCCCGATAACGCAGCTTTTCGTGTCTGGCAGGGACGAGTGGGTAAATGAATGACCGCCTTATCCGATCAATGTAATCTACTCCGCGACTGGCTGGGTATTGGCGAAGAGGTATACCCCGATTCGGTGGTTACCTCGTGGATCCGAATGGCCGAGGAGATTCTCTCGAAGGATCTTCGCTGTAAGGACATGGTTCAGATCGACACGGGGTTGCTGGTCGATCAGCGGTGCTTGCTTCCTTCTGATTGGCGGGCTATGGACTTCGTTCGGTTGGTCGACGGAAGACCACTTCGGTATATTCCCAGGGACGATTTTTACAACCCCGCTTTTGAATACACCGACGACCAGAAGAATTGTTATACACTTGCTGGTAACTATTTGATTGTCGGCGGCATTAACGTTACCAGTGGCACTTCGGTCGAAATTACGTATTACCAAGATATTCCTCCGCTAGGCGACGAACCTAGTTGGCTTTCAACTAAATACCCCACTCTGTTCACCATTCGGACTCTTCACATCGCTTCTATGTATTCCATCGAGGATCAACGAAATGCGTTGTGGAAGGAACAAGCGGATGAATTGGTGGCCAGTGTTAATTCAGAACATGCGCTGAGCAAAGCTAGCGGTTCGCGGCTCACCAGACGTCATTTGGGTTCTAGGAGAGGATTTGGCTGATGGCTAATTTAGGGCCGACTGGTGAAACAGCAGCACTAAATG